GTTTCTTCTTCAATCAACTTTACTACATTCCATCCAATGTCGTGAGGTGTTCCGTCTATACATTGTTCGTGTATAAATTTATTTACTTTCAATGCTAATTTACTATCCATTTTGTTTCGTTTTTTTAATCCGTAAAATTACTTAGACAACCCCCGTACCGTTATCAGAATGATTTATCATACATTATAGGCTATATTCATAGCTAATGAATGATTTACTCTCCATCCAACTCTTTATCTGCATTGCGTTTTTTAAACGATTTGAACTCAGGATGGCTCTCAATAAATATCTTGCCGAATGCTTCTCCTTTTTTCAAGCTACTACTTGGCTCTGTTGCCTTGTAGATAATTGAGTTCACAAATGCCATTTGCATTGGTGAAATAATGTATTGAATTTTTCTCTTTGACATATTAATTGTGTTTGGTTGTTATTCCGTTGTGAGTTGTTTGCCAAATTCTAATCTTTTTTTCTTCTTCCTTTGGCTGTTGAATTGAGTATCTATCACGATGTGATGTACACCATTCATACTTCAACAATAAATTGTTTAGGTAGTCTGTAAATTGTGTTAGTTTTTTCATATTAATTGTGATTTGTTGTTTGCAAAAATATACAATTATATTAATATACAACACAACTATGTTTAATTAACTGATATTCAAATAGATTAATTTTATAGAAACGAAAAAACCCACCTATAAGATGGGCTTTCCGAACAATCAATTACCAGTCTATGAAAACTAATTGCACAAATGTACAAATTATTTTGAAATAAAAAAGCCCCAATTAAATTGAGGCAAAAATAGCAGTCCAACTTAATAAGTAAGTTGATTAGCCATTTATTTAAAAAATTGGGTAAAATTATTTTTTTTTACCTTCCAAATTCCAACAAGGGCAAACACTACTCCTGCAATGATTAATAACCACCACATCCACGTTGGCAATGACCATTTCTTGACTTCCTTAACTTTTACTAACTCGCTTTTTGACTTGCTTTCTTTTGACTTGTCAATTTTTGACAAATCTATTTTTTTGCTTTCTGCGGAGGTTTCTTTTTTATCCTCTTTGCCTTTGGCAATTACATTGCCCTTTATATTGATTTTAGTCGTTGTGGTGCGATTAATAACCTTGCCACTATCATTCATAACTTCAAAGATAGTAACCTCGCTTAAATCGAAAAATTCTGTTTTCGTATCGGTGGTGAATGTTGATACTATTTCCTTCTCGATTTCGACCTTTGCAACTGAATCAACTTTTATTTCTTGCTCAGTTTTAGTTTCCTCTTTGCTTTTTTCTTTTTGCAAACTCTTGATGACATTGCAACTAAATGTTGTTGCTATAAGTAGTACCAGGATTAATTTTTTCATAAGTTTTTATTTATAAATTCTTGAAGAAATTCTATTATTTCTAATGGAGATGTTTCAGGATTACTATCAAAAAACCATTCCATTTCTTTAATTAAATTATGTTGTGTTTGAAATCCCAAGTTAGCTTTTTGCAAATATTCTAAATGCTCAAACAAATCTTGTTGACTTTCAAATTCTGTTGTTACTGTTGTTTTATTCATCTTTAATCCAACTTAATAAATTAAATATTTTGTTTTTTATTTTTTGCATTTCTTCATTCGTGAATGGACTTTCCATAAATGGCTCAGATGAAAATACTGTTCTTTCTAAATTTACCTTTTGCGATTCCAATAGATTACTAAGTACAACAACCCATTCCCTAACTTCATCAATAGGAATAATCTCTGCCTTTGCTTTTTCTTTTGGCTTTTTTGATTTTGTTGTTACCGCCATAACTATCTAATTTTACCATTGATAATTCTTAAATTCGTTACTTCAAAATTTCCTTCTTCATCCACAACTCTAATGTGGGCAAATCCGTGTGTATATTTATTGATTGGTGCATAGTCAGGGTGCAATTCACTCAAACAAGCAACACTCCAACAAGTTACTACCTTACCGTTAATATTTGGCTCAGTGTGTTCACTTGATTGATGATGATGGCCACATATTGCATTATCCTTAGCTTTTAGATACAACCCTCTTGCAATGTTAACTGGGGACATTATAGATGTTCCTAATTCGTGTCCGTGCAAAGCAGTCAACTTACCTATGTGAACTATCTGCTTATCGGGTATCATTGTTATATCGTGGTCTGCTAACTTCAATATACTCTCCAAATTAAATTCACTTAGGCCCAATAAATCGGGTGCTTTTTCAATTAGATAATGTTCCCATCTTACATCGTGGTTTCCTAATTTGTAGAATATTTTAGCAAGTGGAAATATTTTTCTGAGGATGCTTAAAAAATCTCTTGTAGTTTTTATCTCCATTCCTAAATCTCTTTTGCGTGGATCTTTCTGAAATCTTGAAATTGCATAAAAGTCAATCAAATCCCCATTGATAAATATTGTGTTTACCTTTTTATCAAATCCATATTTTAAAGCAATGTTTAAAGCAGTTAAGGAATGGTAGGGCAAATGAATATCATTGATAAATAATATGTCGTTGCATTCTTTTGGCAACTTGTAAGCTTCGTAATGTGTTTCTAAGCTATTTGGGAGGTTGTAAGTATTGCGTTGCTTACCAGTGATATTTTCTGCTAACGATAAAAACTCATTTTGATTGTCAACTTCTTCTTTTCTTTTTTGCTTAATATAATTTTGAACTACTTTTTGTGGGTTGTTCGGCTTTTCCGAAATACTGCGTTTTATTAACTGACTTGCGTAAATCCTAATGCGGTCATAGTCGGCCCTATCCTCTTTGTATGTATAACCAAACCTATTAGCAATTTGTCCTCCTGTTAAATTTGGTTCTTTTGCTAATACACCTAAAATTTGTTTTTTTAGTTTCATAAGTTTTCATTTGGTGGATTGTCTTGTTTTTTGTTTTTTTCTGATTGTAATAAGTTAAATCCTGCTGCAATAAATAAAGGCGAAATAAATAAAATAAAATCCGTAATAGTGGCTTTAAGCACCACCAAAATAAAAAAAGTCCAATACATAGCAAGGATAGTAGTAACGAATAAACTACGTTCAATTTTCTTGCTACTGAGGAAACTTTTTTCATTGCTAAAAGTATGATAAAAATCCCTCAATGCGTTGAGAGAAATATTTTTTATAAAAGTTTGCCACATTATGCTAATGGGATTATTTTTTTATCAACTAATGTAATTTCCATTTCACTATATTTCTTCAGCAAAAACATCAATTCTTTGAATGCTGACCTGCTTTCGCTAATCCAATCCTTAGATTGATTTTTGCCTACCAAAATACATCCTTTGGAATCTTTAGGGCCATTGCCGGGATGGATTAAAATGTATTTATAATCTTTTACATTCAATAAATGTGGTGTGTTTATTTTAAATCCTGGAGAATATCTAAACTCCATTTGATACGTTCCGCTTGGTATTGCAGTTTCGCCAAATACTTTTGCTTCTCCCTTATCGTCTAAATCGCCATCCCTATTCCAATCTCTGCAAGTATCTTCAAGTGTATAACAAATAAAACGTGGGTAGATTATTTGCAAATCTTTAAAATAAAGTTTACCAATTGTTGATTTGTCAGTGTAAACTTCTCTCTCTAAAATTAGGCTGATTTTCATAAATTAGTTTTAGCATTCATTTCTTTTGCCTGTTCCTCCAACATCCTTAGATTTGCTTCACTCTCAGATAATACTTCAAATAATTCATCGTAAGAAATATTCTTAGTAACTCCATTTAATATTAGCTTTGCCTCCCTCTTTTCGGGATAGTTGGCAATTACTCGATAAGTTCCATTCTTGTAGATTGCCTGTGGCCCTTGTGTGTAGTTTCTTGGTTCAATTTTCATAGTTGTTTTGTTAATTGTTTTATTGTTAATTTCATTTCTTCATGTTCGTCTTGTATTTTTTCAAAATGTTGCATAATTGGCTCCATTCTTTTAATAGCGTTTTTTGTATCACTAATAAACCCTGCATCATTGTGTAGTTTTTGTGTAACAACTGCTTTAAACTCTGCAAAATCTTTAATTAATTGGTCAATCTTGTAAGTGTTGAATGCTTCCAACTCCTTAACTTTATCGTGAATTATTAATCCGTTTTGTTCAAGTTTTTCAACCCTCCTAATTATGATGTCGTAAATAATTTTTACCAGTCCGAAAGTAACTCCTAAAATTAATGTAACAATACCAAATGCTATTGAGGATGTAATCATAATCTAAGAGTAAAAATGTGTTTAAAATACAATTCAAATGTAAGCCCAAATAAGGCTCTTAATAATATCAGATTTACGATTGCCTCCCTTAAACTAAAATCGTGCAAGGCAACAAAAAATAATGCTAAAAAAATAGTGTTTAAAAATATGAATTGACATAAGTGCCATCCATCGGTTAAAAAAACAAACAAAGTAGAACTAAATGGATAATCTTCGCCTAACTCAGGCTTTCCATCCCTCCATTTGTTTTGCCAAGAATATTCACTATTCCAAAATCTATGATTTAATTTTGCAAATATACTATCGTAAAAATGAAAGTTAAGTTTGTCCATTGCTGCTTTGGCAATAGCTGAAAACATTACAAGTATGTAGATGTGGCTAATCATTTCTTTTTTTATATTCGGGGATTACACTAAAAAAAGTAAAGAAAATAATGCAGATGGAAATAAACAAAACAAATCCAGCAAAAACTGCAATATTGTTATTATCCACAATTGACTGCTTTTCGTGGAAAGTAGCCAACATTAATATCAAAAATACTAAATAACAAACAAATGAAATTGTATTTTTGAAAACCAACCATCCAATAAAATCTGTTATCTTTTTCATATTAATTTTTGACAAATATAATTAATTTTTATATTCTTAATATATTATTCTTCTTTTCGAGGGTCTATATTTTGTTCGATATTTGGATAATCTGAAATAGTTCTATCAATAGCTTGTGCTATTCCTTTTCCTATTACAGAGTTTCTCCAATTGTCAAAAGCCATATTGTTTTCGTGATTATATCTATAATAATGTTTTTCTCCGCTTACTGCTCTTTCTAAACCACTTGGTAGTAATTCATATATTTTAAACATTACATCAATTATTTCAGTTTCTGCATTAGTAAAAACTGACCATACTTTAAGAACTTCTTCAAGTCCTGATTCTTGATTAATTCCAAGATTTTTTGTTACTATTGGTGTAGACATATTTTTTATTTTTAAACGTTTCTTCCAAGTGTTGTTTGATATATTTGAATTATTGTGTATAATGTAGCTACTTCTCCAGCTGTTAAACCTGATGATATAAAAGCAAAAGCAAATTGTCTATTTGAATAATTAGATGCTCCTCCTCCAGTTCCATTTTGTCTTGCTCCTAAAAAACAATTTACTGGTGGTAAAGCTATTGAAGTATTTGTACTTGTATTTAATGATACACCATTTCTATAATTCGCTACTGCATTACTTGCTGTTCTACTTACAACAAACAAACCTTCAGTACTCGATATTGAACTTACTAAACCTGTAATATTATTTGATAATGTATTTATCGTTGTTCCACTTAATATTTGTATAAGATTATTATTGACAGCAGAACCTCCCATATCAATAGCTGATGTAGTATTATTAGTTCTTGAATAAAATCCAATAGCTACACTATTTAATGATGTTTCTGTGTTAAACGTAACATTAGTATCTGCATAACTATTAGTACCATTTGGTAACCATCCATTAGAAGTAAAATCTCCTGCTACAGTATTTGAAAAAGCTAAATTATTAGCATTTTCTTTTAAGTTTCTTGAACAAGAACTTGATGTACCTCCTATAAATGGATAAGCACCTATTATTTTTGTCCAAATATTTTCACTTTTTAATGAAATAACAAGTGTGTTTATAGCTCTTTTTTGAGTATCATCAGATAATCCTATTGCCGTTATAAATGCTAACGCATCAACATCATAAATTACTTTACCCATTATTCCTATTATGTTTGCCGGTATTCCCATATTATGCTACTCCTACGCACCTCCATTTGCTCGTTACTGAGTTCCAAATAAATGCAACATCTAATCTTGTAGTACTTATTGTTGTTGTAGGTAGAAGAATATTACCTGAACTTTCAAAACTTGAGCCCCAAGTTATTGCTCTTGCTGCTGTGCCTGTAATTGCTATCCATAATGTTTGACCTTCTGTTGGTGTTCCACTTAAATTAGTTGTAAATGAAGTAATATTAACAAGCTGTGCTGTTATTAAATAAATATCAATATTATCAGTATTAATAGTTGGCGTTGCTGAACTTGATACTGTGCCTGTTCTTGCGGTTATACGTTTGTTTGTAAGAGTATTTGTATCACTTACGCCTACTGCTTGACTACCTAAATTTTTAACTCTTGCTAATTCTGTTAAACTTGGCTCTGTTGTTGTATCAAAGTGAGTAGGTAATCCGTTGGCATCTGATTTCAATGCCCTTGCTGCGGTTATTGCTGCATTTTCACTTACTGCTGTCCCATTGTTAGCATAATGTGCTAATCTGTATTGTGTGCCACTATTAACAACTCCTAAAGATACATAAGTAGCCCAAGCACCCGAATGAAACACCCTATAAATAATAGTACCAGCAACAGAATAACCAACTGAATTTATAGTTGCTGTTCCATACCTTATATAAACTTTAAATCCTTTGCCCTCTGCTGGTGTTATTGGGTCTGTAAATGTAGCATTTGCAACAACTATGTATTGAGTGTTATTTGCGGCTGTTTGTGATGTGCTTACTAATATTGAAGCCCAAGTATCTGAAGCCATTGCGGCCTTTAAAGTAGAAAATAATGTCTTCCTACTTTCATAACTATCAACACCTAAATATGCTGATACATCAAACAAATCATTGTTATTAAAAACGGTTTGAGTTTCTACATACTCACTTACTTTTATTGCCATTATCTAAATTTTTTCAAGTTGTTAAATCTTTGCTCAACAATTAATTCTACACTTGCTAATTCGCTTCTTAACTTTTCATATTTTGGTTCAAATCCAGTGTTAAACTTTATTGGAAAATCTTGCCAAACATTATTATTTGTAGGATTATAATCTGTAATAGTTGCCCTATCTGACATTATTATTTGAATCCTTATAATTTGTAATAAATTAAATGGAATACGCTTAATCTGTAAATTGTATTTAGCAGTTTGTTCCATTTTTGTCCACTCTTCTAATCCATTTTGATACCTCACAAATTCATTCAAATATTCAGCAGTAGGAAATCCAAACCAACCCGGCAATCTTAATTGATTTTGCCAATTTAAGTTTAAATAATTAAAATTTATTTGAGTACTTTGAACATCTCCAATTGTTCCATTTAAAGTCCAATTTATTCTAACTGTTCCCTTTGCTCTCATTGGTGTATAAGTGCATAGTTTATACATTTCACTACTTAATACACTGTTGCCTAAAATACTGTCTGTAATATCTAATTGTACCTTATAAATTCCTTCCCCAAACAACGTTAACACTTCAAACCAATTTATTCTATAACCAACATATTTGCGTGTTCTAAATTGAGCAAAACCAAATGGATAATTTATCCCAATATCATCCCCATCCAGTTCTAATTGCAATTCAAAGCCTGTTGTTGTTTCTTTGTAAAGTGAATAAACCGCATCCGAAGTTGTTGAACCAGCACAATAAAGAAAACTTGTAAAATCGTTTTCATCAATATTTTCGCCATCGTTTGCTAAAACAAGTATTTTTTTATCTGAACAACAATCTTCTAATGTAATATTGGGCAAATCTAATGGCCTAATATTTTCTACTGATGGTGTTATTGGATAAAAATATTGTAGTGCTGTTTCGCCATCAAAAGCCATTTAACTCAGTATTAAATCGTTAATATTTACATCAATTAATATTCCATTTACCAAGTCAATAGCTTCTAAATTATCTTTAATAATTTGGTAGTCATCAACTATGTAGCAAGTGATTTCAATCAATTCTTTTACTTTATCATTTTGCCATTCTTGAAGTGCAATTTTTCCTTCTGCATTTGCCAAAAATCCACCTCTTTCATTTTCTAAAACTTCTCCATTTTCACCCTTTAACGCAAGTTCTATTTTTTTGTAATGCAATTGCATTTCATACGATTGTAAATCAATACAAATTTGTTTCCATAATTGTAAACAAGCAAAACCAAATACAGATTTTTGTCCTTTAAATACTTCAGCAAAAGACCTTAATTCTAAAGCTTCTGTTATTAAAATTGTTTTTTTTGATATTTTCATAAATTAACTTTCTATTGTTCCGTGTAGTCTAATTGGCACATTATTTATTATTATTTTTAAATAACAATCTTGAGTTTGAGGAGAAATAGCAGCGTGTTTTACAACCTCAAATCCTGTGGTATATCCTGCTAATGCAAATTGTGTTTGAAACCATAATTTTTGTGATTTAATTCTCAAATCTCCAAACTTTGCAACCTCTCCACTATAATTACCGGCAGTTCCTTTGAAATCTGTATTATTATTAAATATAACCAAACTATTAGTAAAATCTACAAATATTCTGTTGTTTGATGTCCAAGCCGAACCATTGTAAGCCAAAGTATAACCTTGTGTTCCACTTGGCAAACCAGTTATTACTGCACTTAATTGAGTTACTAAATTTGCCCATGTATATTTTCTTGATTGAAAATTGCCTGGTGCAATATAAGCACTAACATCAAACTCATCTAAGTTATTAAATGTAGTTTGAGTATTTGGATATTGAGTTATTTTTATTCCCATTATTCAATTATTTTAATTACAGAAGCCTCAGTTATTTTATCAACTCCAGCTTCGGTTATTTTGTTTGTTTCTGTTAAATCAGCTTCGTAAATTCTTGCAACAATTTTAAAAACAAATTCACCATTTGGGATTTGTTCAGAGTCAAGAAAAGCCTCTGCAATAATTTCAGTTGCCACATCGTTTGTCAATTTAACTGTATTTGCACCATTTATAGGAATAAACCAAGTTAATGGCGTATCTGTTTCCCATACTGAACTAAATCTTCTTCTACCTCCAATTCCTCCATTTTCAAATATTTCAATTCCAAAAACTACATAAACATTTTCAAAATCAAAAGAAGTAGCTTTTTCAAAAATGGCCCTTACTAATGTTCTTTCAGTTAAAGAATAGTACCATCTTGAATTACCAGCATCAAAATAAGCAACTGAACCATCTTCTGAATATGTTTCTACATCTTTTGTAGTGTAAGCAGGATTGCTTTCATAATCGTTAATTTCTATTTCTAAATCAGAAACAAAATCATTGAATACTACAGCACCACTTTGACTTACTTGTCTGATAATTGTTCTATGATAAACTGCCCAATCACCAGTCTGATAATTAAGCCACAACTCATTAAGTCCATTATTCGGTAAACTTGTATTATAAAACTCTGAATTAACTCCAAGTAATGTAATCCAATATTCCCATCTAATCATAAACGGGTGATTGATTCTAAAAATACTTTCAGGAGAACCACTTGTTGTAATACTAAATTTTTTTCTTGGTTCTGTTTCTGGTATTTGAAAAACCCTTGGACTTTCAAAGTTAATTTGCTGAGATATTCCAAAACCAATTGGACTTGCAGTAGTCCAAAATAAATCTTCTAAAATAAATTCAGTTCCATCTGTTTTTTTAACAATTATCTGTTGCCTTATTTCACTAATATAACTATCGGTAACACCGCTAACAGTTGAAGCATAAAAGTCAGTAATCAAAACACATTCGTCTTCTAAAAATGTTGTGATTCCGCTTTCAATCCCTACATCGTCTGCATCTTCGTAATGTCTAATAAATTTTACATCTTCACGAGGATTTAAGTTTCTTGTTGGGTCAAATTCTAATATTTGAACTAATAATGCTTGTTTGTTTGAATCTTCCGTTGATATTTCTGCAACATTTGAAGTAGTTGCATAAATTAATAATTTAGGTGCTTGACTTTCAAAGTAAATATCTAAAGCATTTTGAGTAAATTGAAAGTAAATATCTATTCTAATTGTATTTGCGTCAAGTCTTAAAAATTCTACCATTGTAACTGTTTGCAAATCTGTTCCCTCTGTATCAGGAATTTCAGTACCTCCACTATTGCCAGTTACGTTTGTAAATAGAAAATTATCTTGAAATAATCTTGCGTTGTTTTGGTATTCAGTTTGATTTTGTGGCAACTTAAAACAACCTACACTAACTTTTGTGTCATTAGTGAAATCTGAATCTGTGCTAATTATATTAAATCTGTAATGTTGCTCAGTTAAAGAATTTATAATCTGATTGTTTGCCGCTGAACCACTTTGTACTTCAAAATCTTCAATCGTATAATTTTTTAATCCTCCGTTAAAAACTTCATCAAACCATCCACTATTACCAATCTCAAATGGACATTCTCCAATTTGTGCTGAATTAGGATTGCTTAATACTGCACATGCTTGTATTTGGTAAACGTGCCTTAAACATCTACCACTTAAAAAATAACTTGGTGCAATGTTAGCAACTAAATCAAAGTATTGACTTGATAAAAATAACGGAGTTACTACTGTTTCGTGAATTATTTTAAATTTTTGTTCTCCAAAATCAGTATCCCAACTAACACCCTCAATGGTTGCTGAACCTATTTGGTAAGGCAAAGGCCCATCAAATTGCATTGCTACTGGTGTTGTATTACTTGCATCTAAACCATCTGCAATTAATCTTTGAAACGAACCATCTACTTTAGAATTAAAGTTTACTGGCTCGTTGTTTTCAATAAAGTTATAAGGCAATCCAACTCCAGTGATAGCTGTTAAATTATAAATTATTGCGGTAGATGTTGCATTTGCATCATAATCCAAAGGCAAATCATTCTCAATGGAATTACTTACTATAATTTCATTAGAATTTGTTTTAAATAATACAGTAAAAGTATAATTGTCATCCAAATAATCACTCCATGTTGTGTTGGTTGGAAATGGTGTTGGGTCAACTATCTTAATTGTATCGCCTACATTTACACTTGCAAATCTATTTCCAGTGCTTCTCAATATATTTGGGTCTAAAGAATTTGGAGAACCCATGTTCATTGGGCTATTAACAGTAAAAGCTATTCTTGTAAATACAGTAAATTCAATCTCTATTGTTAATCTATCGCCAATGGCAAACAAACTCCAATCAACAGCACTTGATGGCCTTAATTTATCATAAATCTTTCTACTTGTTATTTGAACCGCCATTAATCTTAGTAAAAGTAGTTTGTATCTCGGTTAATTTTTCTGCAATTCCTGATTTATGAAACTCAATTGCAAATTGCTTTTTTTCTTGATCTGTTCCATTTTCTTCAACTCTTTTTTGTGATTCCATTAAATTGTCGGTTGCTAATTTAATAATGGATTCAAGTCCTTTAGAAACATTTCGCATTTGGTTTTCTAAATCTTTATTTTCCATCAGGTTCAAAAAAATTAAAGGTTAAATTTTGGGTGTAAATATACGCAATTTTTATTTTAGCTGAAGCAGTTTTATCCCAAATATTATATTTTATTGATTCAAACAAACATAAACTGCCATCGCTGTCATATCCACTTGCATTATTTTTTACTTGTCTATAATTTTCCAATGTAAATGGCATTACATCAATATCTTTTCTTTTAAATTGATTATAATTTGGATTGTTTGGCAATGGAATAAATGTTTCAATAATGTGATAATTATCAAATATTTTTTTCGCAGTAATTTCTGTTGAATTATTTGATGCTATTGAATTAATGCCATTTTGTGCTTCAATTAAAAATATTTTATCAACTGAAAATAAATCTTTCTCAAGTATTAAACAACCTACTCTGTTTGATATAAAACTTCCGATTGGTTGGTATACATAATTTGGAATGCTTGGCAAATTAGGATTGTCAATTCCAATAATAATATCAAACGCATCTATTAAATCATTGGTAAAGTCAATTACTGCATTGACAGTATAAGTAAACCCAGCTAAAGAATTTTGCAATGGCATAATTATAAATTCAATAACCTCAAGTATATTATCAAACGCTTTCTCTATTTTTGTTAAAGAATCTTTTCTTTTTGCCAAAGCAAAGTCAACTTGAACTTGTGTTAATTCTCTAAGATTAACAAAGTTTGGATTAATTACATTGGTAGGTTTTAATTGTGCTTGAAAACTTGTGCCTTTGTAATTAGTCATTGTGTTACTTTCCAAATTATCAACTCTAAATTCAATAAAATAATTACTTACGCAATCATCAGTGTTCAGTGTATAGTTTGGATTATAAATATCCGGTATAGTAAATGTTGGCGTGTTTAAGTTAAAGTCTTTTCTTTCTAATCTAAGTGTAGTTCCTTCAAATATTATTTTTGCATTAAACATTGTTATTAATTTCCTAATTAATTCTCCAAATGTCCCTTGAGGATAACCTAATTGAGATATTTGACCAGGAGAAAATGCTCCTAATATGTCATATACAATATTTGTTGGATTATTTTCAACATAAAATTTTCTTGGTAATATAACTAAATTTGGATAGTCATAAACTAATATTGTAGAATTAAAAGTTATACCTAATTGTTCACAACCTTTATTCATCAATGTTAATACTCTCATTCCTTTGTGATACTTAATTTGTTGAACAAGCAAATCAAATAATTGCTTTAACAATATAAGCATTGCTGCTACTTGCAATATGAATTGAAGTATTTGAGCTACAACTATAACTATTTGACCATATTGAAATGGGTCAACTGCAACAGCAACAACACCACTAACAATTGTTGGAATCAAACTTCCAATATTAGTTGAAATAAAAGTAATAGATACTAATGTAATAGCTGCTTTTTCATAATCTGGAATAGAACTTAAAACATAAGGAATATTTACAAAATCTGCATCTGTAATTACTCCAATTGAATAAAGATAATCAAAGCTAAATGAATCTGCTCTATCGTTTAACCAATCAATTGAATATTGCTCTTTCGATTTGGCAACAATCATATCTTCCTTAAATTCTGTATTGTCAGTTAAATCAATATAACCATCAAAAATATTTTCAATAAAATTTTGTGAATCTACTTCCTCTATTTTAAATGGAATGCCTTCAAATATTCTACCTTGAGAAATCCAAATATTAATAGTGTCTATATTTTCTCTGACAAACTCCCAATCGTTAATAGTAATCTTTGAACGCTGAAACTCACCATCTACAAAATCACATTCAATTCCTAATTCCTTGTAGTTTTTCGGAGGATTTATTAATTGATTATTTAGATAAAAGTTTAAATCATTCATCTTTTATGGATTATTCTTTTTGTTGTTCTTCCGCTTTGAATTGTCTCAATTAAATTGCCCTGAATATCTTTTGAATAGCTTGGTACAGGCTTATTTAAAATTGCTTTTTTTACCTCAATCATTGTTTGATTAAGTTCTTTAAAATATTTATCTGTTGAAGTTTCTTTGATTATTATTTTAGGTTGGTTAATCATGCCATAATTGAATAGTTTGCCACTTTGGTAATCTGCTAATATGTTTGCAGCTTCATCGTTTGTTATATCGCCTATTTTTGCATTTTGTGATGGGTTAAATATCCTTTCATCTCCATCAACAGCAACAACATATCCATCAGTTCCGTTATGTACCTTATTGCCTTGTAAATCTCTACCTACATTTTCTGTTCCTTCAATAAAGCTACCAGCAACTAATTCACTTAATGAAATATCAAGTGCTGCCCTTGCTAATGCTGTTTGTGGGTCTTTGTCTGCATAACTTGCAAATAATCTATAAAAAGCAAGTATTTTTTGATTTCTTTGGTCTTTTTCTTGCTGTTTTTTACGTTCCAAATCAAGTTGAACTGTTTTTGCTCTTTCAAATGCCAAAGTATTTTCCAATCCTTTTTGTGCTAATTCTTCTTGTTTCTCAATTGCTGTTTTGTTTCTGTCCTCTTCCCGGTTTATTCGGTCGATGTTGCGGTTGCTTCTTGCTTGTTGTGCTGCTTCAATTGCATTTCCAATGTTAAACAATTCCCTTTGAACTTCTTTTTTTAGTTCAATTTCTTTTTTGGCTTCTTCTTTATTTTTATCCTCAGCTTGTTTTTTTACTTTATCAAATTTCTTTTGGTTTTCTAATGCAATTCTCAAACGTTCTTTTTCTAATTTGGCTTCTGTTTCCAATTCTAATTTAGCCGCTTCATCAAGTTCTTTTTGTAATTCTGCTAATTGTTCTTGCCTAAGGTCATAAAGGTCTTTTAAATAAACTTTTTTAAGCTCAATAAATACTTTGTTGCGAGTTTCTTCTAAGACTTTTGCAACTGCTAATTCTTCATTTGCAATTCTGAAAGTATTTTCTATTTCTAATCGCTTTTGTTTAAATTTATCTTCCTCGCCTTTAATTAATAGTTTTTGGTATTCTTCTTGAAATTTCTTTTCGTCTTTTAGTGCATCGTCAATTACTTTTTCTCTTTCTTTTTTTTCTTTTTCGTTTTCTGCTAATCGGTTTATTTCTTTTTCGGTTTGAAATTGTCTATCAATTGCAGCCAATTCTTTGTTTTTTTGTTCTTCTAATTTTCTAAATGCTTCGTTTAATTTTTTGTTTCTATCAAGTTGAATTATTTCACCTTCTCTTCGCCCTTTACCAATTGTTTGCTCTTCAAGTTTTCCGTTTAAAACTTCTAATGAAACTCCCAAATCCTCAGCAAGTTTTATTCGTGCTTTGGCAAATCTTTTTTCTGCTTCTAATCTTTGTTTTTTAACATCATTACTCAATCTAATATTGTCGGCTTCTGCTTGTGTTAATCTACCTTGTGCAACTGCTAATTTTAGATAAAGTTCAATGTTTTTTTCATAGATTTTTACACTTTCAATATAACTATCTTGCAAGGCTTCATTAATAGATTTAATTTCATCTTTACCAGTTATTATTTTAGAAATAAAATCAACTAATTTTGCACCGTATAATGTTAATAAAGTAACGCCCAAACTTAAAGCAGTTCCAACGCTTAAAATATTTGTTGCAAGTTGTTTAAACAATCCTGGCACTTGTTGACCTTCTGCTCTTAATGCCTTAATTTCCTTTTGAACTTTACTTATTTCATCAAAGAAAATAGGTAAGTTATTTGAAAGTGCAAGAAACCCCGTCTGAACTGAGTTTGTAAACGCTGGAAATTCTCTTGTTAATTGGTTTATTGAGTTTCCTAATCCATTAAATCCGCTTCGATAGTTTCCTACATTCCTTTGAAATTCGCCAACACCTTCCTCTGCTTTTCTTACTTTTGCATCAAGTTCCTTAAATTCAGTACTCAATGCTTTGTAAACTTTGCCACCATCACGCCCAACAAATGCAAGTTCTTTTAACTGCTTTTTTATTTCTCCTAATCTTGCAACACCTTGACGATATTCTCCATTCAAATTTTTAAGCGCTTTTTCTGCAGCATTATCAAGTTTTATTTTTTCTTGTTGTGTTTTTAAATTGGATTGTTCAGTTTTGTTTTTTTGTTGAAGTAACTTTTCTTCTTCTGCTAATAATTTAACACTCTGTTGTTCAACTTTTATTCTATCAATGCTTAGTTTTTCATTTGCTTTTAATAAAACATTTGTTTTTTCTAATTCTGTGTTTACCTTTTGAATGTCGGCAAATGATTTAGCTTGAAACGTGGCAACAAATTCACGCTGTGCCGATATATTTTCTTTTATTTGTGTTTGTGTATCAGTTATAATTCTGAGGAACTCAGATGCTCCTTTTTTGGCTTCTTCAAATGCACCACTTTCAAATAAATCATCTTTCTTTAATGCTGAACCTTCTGCCATATTATTCTAATTTTACTAAATCACCAATATTAGTTTTAAAGTATATTTTTTCTGTTGTTTTCTGCTCAATAATATTACCTTCTAAATCTAAAAACAAAATGTATTTAGCAGGATTTACTTGTTGAAATCCTCCAGTAGTTTTAAATCCTTGGCTTTGTGTAAATTCTTTATCAACACATTTTCCATATTGTTCTTTTTTACAAGAAGCAAAAAGCAAAATAATCATTCCAATTTTAATCAGGTTGTTTAGAATTATTTTCATTTAGTTTTTTAATATAAGTATAATATTCCTTTACACTTGTTTCTTTATAGTTTAATTTAACTCCAATGAACTTTGTTAGGTGCAATTGCATTTCTTCTTTTGTTGTGCCTTTTTGTTCTTCTAAAGCCTTTAATTCAGTTTCTTTAATATTTACAAATGTATTATAAAAATTTGTATCCTCCATCACATTATCACATTTATACATTGCAATTTCTTGTTTTAACTGCAAAATCTCAGTAAATGTTTCACCAATTCCAAACTCATCAATTATCTGTTGCTGAATTTCTGTAATTGCTTTTTCAATAGCTTCTTTTGTATTTCCGTAAATTCCTTTTTTTTCAACAAGCCACTTAATTTCATTTGTTTCATTCAATTTGAAATAGTTGTGGATTGGCATCTCTGCAATGTTATCGTAATACTTTACTCTTAACATAACTGATAACTTTTGGCTTTAATTTTTCAACTAATTCTGTTTTGCTTTCTTCGTTTAATCCGACAACTTGACCCCAAGTAATTTGCAAATCTTCGCCATCTTTTATTGTGTTTGCTGTTAGTTTTAACTCGCCATCAAATCTTGTTTTAAAAGTAGAATAAAATTGACCTGTATCTTTTAAAGTAACTCTGTCTGTTGGTTGCCTTTTTTCTTGCTTTAGATTGATAGTAAAAGATGAATACCAGTTGCCAAATCTTGCATAAACTGACCTCATTTTTTGGCCTAATGTATTTTCTCCTTTCTGATATAATTGCACTTGTGTATTTAATCTAATTGCTTCTGCTTTAATGTCAGGAGTATTTACAACCTTTGAATAAATTTCTTGTTCATTCAATTTAAGCACTTTCTTTGCAATTAATTCAGCGTTCCACATTAGTTATTATCTCTAACAAGTTTTTGATAAGCTTTTTGTATTTGTTTCCAAGCATTTTTAGCATTAAAGTTTGGCAAATCTTTAAATCCTTTTATTCCTGGTTTGCCATTAATAAACTCAGTTTCTGTAAGTTTACCAATTGTGTTTACTTCAAAATCGTATCCATCACAAGTGATAAAAGTTCGAGGTAGGTTTTTTTCCATTACAATTCTTTTTGCAAATATAAATAAAAAAACCCTTGTAAATTAATACAAGGGTTAATTTAATAATTTAGATTCAATTAAACGACCGTTCCAGTAGTTCCAATCATTGTTGAACCATCTAATCCGTTCTTCTTAACAAGTGGCTGTAATACATCTGCAACAGTTTGAGAAGAATAAGTTAGTGTGTATGTTCCCGGTACCGTTGAACTCTCAGCAGCTACAACCGTAACATCTGCACCATCTGTATTGTTTCTCATTTTACTTGTGGCAGCCGCAACCGTTGAAACAAAGTCGGCAGTAACTAATCCAGATATAGGATAGTTTGTTACAATGTTCCCAAACTTAGCAAATACTTTTAATGTCATTACTGTTTGAGTAGTTGAAACAATAGTACAATACAAGTTCATTAATCCGCTAACAGTAGCCAAATTAATTCCTGTAATTGAACTTGCTGCAATCATTCTTAAATCTTCATCACGCTCATCAACTCCCCATTCAAATTGAAGCATCAATTTTTGGATTGTTGTATCAGTAGTGAAAACCATTTTTGCATAAAATGTATTTGCATCAACTTCAATTGGATATAAAAATCCATCGTTGTTTTTTACTTTTCCGTAAATAGAACCATTGTTGTCAATAATAAACATTCCAAATGTTGAACATCTGTTAGCGTTTAATTGTGCCAATAACTCAGGGCCTTGTTTAAGGATTAATGCAGAAACATTTCTAATTCCTTGACGGATAAAATATTTACTTCCATCTTCAAAGGTTTCAAAGATTGCATCGGCTCTTTCACCAGCAACATTTTTCAATGGTCCAGTTGGATACCATCTTTTGGAGTCATCAGCTTGATTGATTAATGCTGTAAAATAAGCATTGTTCAATGTTGTAGCTGGGTCTATTTTGTTTTCTGTTCCATCATCAGCAACTAAAGGAACAAGGATATACTGTTTAGTAACCCCAAACAAAGGAACACAACTTGGTGTTCCGGTGTTTTGTAGCGAAACGCCACAATCGCAAAGTGTAGCCATATTTTTATTTTTTTATTTTTTTTTGTTTATAATTATTTTTAATTGCAACATTCCATACATTTATTGAATGGTATTTGGATTTGAATTTCCACTCCGCTTATGTTGTCAGCGAAAATTTGTTTTACAACACCTAAATCTGTTTGAACTTTACCAAAATTTACATAGTCATTTTCAGTAAATCTTAACTCATTATCAGCGTTTAGTTGTGAGTAGGCTTTAAGAGATTTGATAAATTCTGCCCTCAAAGATTTCATTTGATTAATAGCATTTGTATAATGGTCACCAGTTAGCCAATTTTTTGGCAAAGCATCTACCATAAAGTAAATAGCACAATCGCTCGTATAATCAACTGTATCCATATCAGAAGCATAATTCTCAGGGCTAAATAAATGTAAATAAATAAAAGGTAATTTGCTATTCGATTGCATTGTCTTAACCAATTCTGCTGAAGTATCCATAAATGTACCATAATAGAAAAAAGGATTTGCCAAAGTAAAAATTCCTTTAACTGGCAAACTTGAACTTTTAACTGTTATCGAAACATCTTGAACTACTTCTGTAATTGTCAAAGAATTTAGCAACTTACCAAATGTTGCCCATTTAGTATTTTTTGAATTTAACTTATATTTTCCTGAACCTAAAACCTCCACAGAATCAACAACAATTGAAGTATCAATACTATCAATTACTATTTTTAAATGTTGGTTTGTAGTTAAGCCCATGAATTATATTTTTTGTAAATTCCTTTATACGTTGGATAACTTACCTCTTTATTTTTCTCAATATAAGCCTGAATAGCTTTGTATGTTTCAATACATTGATTATATTGGTTTATCAATGTAGAGTAACTCATTGCACTTGGATTGCTTATTGTGCCTTCATTTTGTGTATTGCCTTGAATTGTGTTTGTTTGCGGTTGTGTTCTAACATAGAAAAAGTAAACCCATTTAACCAACATTTGTTTAATACCAATAGAATGGTACTGAACATAGTTAATCTCTTTTACAAATGGGTTAAATATTTCTAAATAAATTGGATTACTTGGAACACCACTTGATAAATCTAATTCAAACAAATCAAACAACTCAATGCCTAACATTTCATACAACAATCTTTTTTCATTGGTATCAATAGCCAAATTCAACTGAGCAGTAGTATACACATCTGTAGCGATTGCATTTTCGCCACTTGCAAAATCAGAAGTATTTATTATTAATCCCATTGAAATTAAATTAGTTGTTTGCTACTAAGAATCCGCTTAATCGGCAACTCATTGTTCCTGAACCGACATAATTTAATCTATAATATCGGTAAGGACTTGAAGTAACAATTAGTATTGCGGTTGATGTTGTTACATTAGTAACTGACATTGTTGCTGATGAAACATAAGAACTTGAAACAGTTACATAATTTATTCCATCAATTGAACCTTGCAATGTTACTGTTCCTGCAGCTGTTCCGCTTAACTTAGTAACTACTGGTTGAAAGGAAACACGTTTGTAAAATGAATTAAGTGTGAATTCAACATAACCACTTCCGGTATTTGTTATCGTATCAGAAGTCAAAGAATAATTAGATAACATTGTTCTTGCAACTTTGTTATTGTTTACTCCAGCACCCCAAAAGAAACCGCTAACTGTACTTGCTTGTGTACCTCTACCAACAAAAGCAATTCTATAATAGAATGCAGGGTTAAAAGTTTTGACGAATACTTTGGTGTTAGTAGTTTGGTCTGCAATAGAAAGTGAATCTGTAATATCCATTTCAATGTAGTTTGTTCCATCGTTTGAATATTGCAAAGTAGCTATTCCATCAGGAGTTCCTGTTCCTTTTGTTACTACAGCTTGAAAACTAACCGCTTCATAAAAGATAGTTGGTGCAATTGTCACGTAAGTAGTACCAGCATTGGTTAAAGCTGCACCATTATTTGTCATTGCAACATACTTTGAGGCAGATTGTGAAAATGTTGCGAATGTCAACAACATTAAACACATTGATAAAATTATTTTTTTCATTATTTCACTAATCCTTTAGAGGTTAATATTTCTGCTACATTTTTAGAAACTGTTACTACATCGCCAACTTTTAATCCTTTGAAATCTTTTATAACTTCAACTTCTGTTGGTTCTGTTGATTGGCTGAATTTAGAAACTTCAACTTCTGTTGATTCTGTTTCTAAATTTGGTGATTCAACTTCTGAAGCTGAACCACCATTTTTAGTATTTTTTCCCATTATTAAGCAGTTTCTAAGGCAGCGATGTCAGTTGCAAATGTTCCTTTAACAAAAGCAGTTCTGTCATTATTCTTGGTTACTAAAGCACCTCTCCATTCTGCAATGATTGTACGCAAGTTTTTAGTCCAATCGTTACCATCTAATCCAATGTTAATCATAACACCTTGCATTTGATATAACACTGACAGATTAAAGTTTCCAACTAAGTAAGTGCCCGCAGTTACTAAAGTAGTTGCAATCATTGGTACACCATCTAAAGTTAATGTATCACCAATAAATATTAAACGATCAATGTATCTTCTATCAGTTGAACTTACTTTGTATAATTTCAATTTAGTAATATCAGATGGGTGCATTAATATTGCATTTGGTGCTTCTTGATTAGCAATTGCAATTTGATTAGCTGCAACAGTTAATACATCAGCCTCATTTGCATTGTCAACTTTTCCAGCAAATGTACCAGCTGCAAAAGCAGAAGCAACTGTTCTGATTCCATTCATGTTTGGAGGTGTGTTGTTTCCGCTATAAGCAGTAGATTCAACATCTAACATTAATAATCTCATTAATTCGTTTCTGATTTCGCTTTCAATGAAATCAATATCATCTAACATTTCTGTTGAAACTTTTATGAATGCAGTTCTTTTAACTACTGCTTGAGAAGCTACTACTAAATCAAAGTCAATTTGATTCTTTGTTGTTCCTTCGGCAGTACCACCAGCAGAACCATCTCTATTAGCTTGGTACACCCAAGATATAATATTCGATGTTGCTGAACCTTTAGCAAACAAATCATACAAACGTATTCTTCTGGTTGCGATTAGGTTTAATCCTGGGATTCTTTGCTCAACAGGAACGTTACCACCACTAATATTAGTTGATTCCAACATTGTATCAGCAGCTTTGAATGAAATCCATCCTGATTCAGTTGCTTTACTTCTATCAACACCTTTTAATGCTTTCAATTGCTCAAGATTTTCTTCCAATCCTTTTCTGATTGCAGTTGTTTGAGTAGTCAAAGAATTTGCTCTGTTTTCTTTATTGATTTTTTCAATTGCTAAACCGTACTCTTTTAATGCTTTGTTCAACATTTTCAACTGCTCTTTGCCATCTTCTGCTAATTGTGTTTTAAGTGCTTCGATGTCTTCTTTTGTAGCTTTGCTTTCAATCTTAGCTTCCAATTCTTTTCTTGTAGCTTCATTTTTTTGATTGTAATACTCAGCCAATTGTTCAGGGTCAGCAGTTTCGATAAACGTTTTCAATTCTTCTCCTTTTAATTCTTTAAATTTTCCTTCTACCATAAAGGCAGGAATAACTGTTGCAATTGTTAAAACTTGACCTATAACAGTTTCGGCATTTTGCGACTTTGAGAAGTCTGCACCAGCAAAACCAATAGCACAAAACAGTAAGAAGATTCCTACAATTGCTCTGCTAAGTATTTGCTTTCTTTTAGCAAAGCCAATCTTCATTTTGTTGGCATTGCTGTTGTTGTAATTTAACTCTTTCATTTTTTTTAAGTGTTTGTTTTTAGTTAATAATTAATTTTTTTAGTAATTCACGCTTTGCTTGAAGTGATTTCTCGGCTTCTGTTTTTTGAGTGGAATGTTCCGGCTCAATTTCTTTTGGTATTGTAATATCTAATGTCGGGGTTACATAGTTTGACCCTTTTAAAACGGCTGAACCTTCAATTATTTTAGCTTCTGTTACTGCAAAGAAATAACCTTCCTCATCTGCTTTTTCTTTATTAGCAACCATTGGGTAATATTTATCCCAATTTGCTTTGTCTTCTTGATACCTTTTGTCGTTTACATTCATACACAAATAAATGTTCACATATCTCATACCAACTGAGTGTTCTTTAACCCAACCATTAATGTATTGGTTGAACATAAATTCGTTTCTGTCTTTACTTATTTCAGCATCAAAAATTAATGCTTCTGTTTCGCCTTGTAGTTTCTCAAATCCTAATTTATCCCAAGTATATTTTTTTGTGTAGGCATTTATCGTGTCGCTAATTACTTTATCAAAATTCATTCTATGTTCTTGCAACAAATAAAAAGTTTTCATTTCGTTTAGCGATTTTTTCCAAATGCCAGGTATGTGACAGTCATCGTGTGAATCAATTATATTGGTAGTGTTAATTACAACCTTTGCAGTAATTGTTTCAACATCTTCAGGTAATGATACATCTTTATTTAATTCCTTAATTGCACTGCCTTGTTTATATTCAGTAGGTAAAGCATAAGCAATACAGTCAGCGTGTTTAACCATTGACTTTTTTGCATCAATAATCAATTGCTTATTTCTAAATAAGAAATCAAACTTTTCAGCTTGTGTTTTAAAGGCTGGTATCTTCATTATTTTTTAATTAATTTGCTATCCAATTTAACTTGTTTTGCTTTTTTTGCTTTTTTAATTTCTTCTTTGTTTAGTTTCTTGCTCATTTTCGTACAAAATTAATTATTATTTATTGAATTATGCAAATATATTTTATTTTGGTTCTTGTTGTTGTGTATTTTGCAAATTATTAATTGGTGTTGTATTGATAATTAATAAATCTGCATTTGGGTCAGTTGATCTTGGTTCGCCCATTTTATCCCTTACTTCATTGGCTGTGTAAATTCCTTTGTCTTTGAAACTTCCTAAAATATCCGCTTTTTCTTTTAGATTTTCTTGCAAACATTCTACTTTACTGAAGTCTTGTCTCATTCTAACTCTTTGCAATGGAAAATGATTTCTGCAAATAAAATGAGTGTATCCCTCAGCTACTTTGTCAGATAAAGGGATTATACAATTAGTGTACATTGCTTTTTCTGCTTCAAGTCTGTTATTGTAAGTCTTATTTGCTGGGTCGTTAAATAGTGATGAATCTAAACCCAATACATTGCACAAGGTTCTTGTTGTTACAACTCCCTTTTCAAGTAGTTGCATATCGGCTGGGGATAAACCAATTGGAATATAAGTCAAATCTTTGTTGGTAACTAAAACTTGACCAAACTTTTCCGCACCACCCATTCTGTTTCTCATTTCATCGTTGACAATGTCTGCCTCATCCGGTGTCATTGCATTGTTTGATTTGTCAGATACTAATCCACTTATTCCTTTGTTTCCTAAAATTGAAGCATCTGCAATCCATCTTTGGTTACCAACTTCAACCACCCTACTTGCAACTTCAATTGGGCTTAATCCATAATCGTACCTTTGTAAATTAGGATTAAAAAATTTGATGTGTTCTATTTCACTTTTCTTGTATATTCTTGATGTCGAACCGTAACTAAATTGAAATTCCAACTCAGGAATAAAGAAACTTGAATTTCTATTTAAAATATTAATCGCTTGACTTGGTAAAATATCCAACTCTTCGATTAATGTTGAATCTATTTGAGTGTTGCCTACTAAATAGCTGTTACCAGTAATCAAAAGATAGATTAAAACTTGTTCCTCAATATCGTTCCAAGTGTAGCCCTTACTCATATTAGGCTCATCCATTAGTTCATGAATGGTTGTGTTTTCCATCACTTTCCAATTTCCGCTAACTTGTTGCTTTTCTACTATCCAGGGGATTGACTTTGAAATGTCAACAATCTTTTTTACAATTGCGTAAACATCAACATTTCTAATGTATCCCTCATTTACTTGCACATTGCTTGAGTTGTTCCAATTCAAAGGAATAAATCCACCCATTAATTGCCAAAGCAAGTTTCTGTTTTGTGTTGTAAGCGGTATTCTTTCACCGTTTACTGATTTGTTAATTGCGAAAACTGCTTTTTGTAATAAGTTCACACGATATAAATTATTATTTTATGCAAATTTATAAATTTATTATTGATTATTACAAATTTATCTTTTCATTCCTCCAATTGCTAAGGTATTTGCCGGGCAAAGATATTGAAATACATACCTTGCTGGGTCTATTTGGTGGTTAAAGTCATCAATCGGCATTTGTGCTTTTCTATCGTGCCAAACATAATTTCTTAATTCTTTTATTAGATTGGTAGAGTTTTCATCAATAATCATTTCATAATCTTGCATTCCTTTGATGCCATTCCGAATTGAATCTGGGCCTTTTATTGCTGGAATAATGTTAAATCCTTTTGCTCTTATGTCGTTTATTGTTCTTGGGTCAGCTGAATCTGCAACAATTAAATCACGCTTATTGGTTACAGACAAATCAATTAATTCAATTAACTGAGATGTTGAATTGCCTTTTTTGTAAAATATCTCTTGTATGTAAATTAGTTTTCTTTTTTTATCGATTGCAACTTTTACCATCGAATCAGGATCATTACTAAAACCAAAATCCAAACCATAAACATAAGGAAGTGAATCGTCAAATTCTCCAAGTTTCCAATTTTGAAAGATTGCACCTTGCAAAGTTCCAATTTCACCATCAATGTAAACTCTGCACCAATTAGCCCAATATTCCGAAGTTTTAGCTTTTTCAATCTTAATCATTAATTCACTAAATATTTCTGGTGGGATTGCTTCATTGTCTTTGTAAGTTAATAATAAAAACTCTGAATCCGGTTCTTTTAATGTTTCTGAATGCACCCAAAACTCATTATCTGGGTTGTAGTCAATCCAAATTTCATTAGAACGTACCATCAAAGCATCGGCAATCTCAAATTCAATATGATTGGCTTCGTTTAAAAATAGAACATCTCTTTTACCAGCTGCCTTAGCTTTTCCTACTGAATCAAAAGCAGTAAACTGAATTAATGAACTATTTCCAAATCTATATTCCATTGGGTTTGATCTCCAACCATCCTGTCTCCATCTACCTGTTTCTACCATTACATCAGCAAATATTCTTACAGCACCATTTCTTACCGCTGGAATTGATTCAGCACAAACAGTTATAATATGTCTTGGATTTTTTGTTGCGTAGTCTATAAGTATTGGAATGATGCCAAATGTCTTACCTGCACTTGTCCCTCCTTGTATAACTTTCTTGCGGCTTTTTAATTTAAGTAATTTATTTATTGCCGTTGTTCTTTGAAACATTTTAATCTACAACAAAACTATTTTTTATCCTCAGGGAATAAAGGTTGTTCTATATTCGTTTGTTCTACTTTTTCAATTAAGTTATTTAATCGCTGTGTAATGCTTGGATTGTATATTCCAGCCATGCCACCTTCTATTTGGTCTTTTCTGACCATTTTCTTTATGCGTAAGCAGATAGTTACATAATCTGAATATCTATTATCCGTATTAGCAAAATAATGGCTTAAATCGCCTATGATTGCATTTTCAAAACAATAGCATTCAAATCCTTCAATAGTTAATGGCCGTTCTTTTTCTCGCAGTACGTCATTTCCATCTTTTCCAACATAATCTTGAACTTTTATTGGATTTTCTTTAGTGTATTTTTTGTATGCTAAAAATATTTCCCAAAGTTTTTCAGGTGTTTCAATATTTTTTGTTCCTTTAGGTCTTGCCATACTGCAAATATACAAATTATTTAATTGTCAAAGTTTATTGTTTTTTTTGTCAGTTTATAACCTTACTTTTTTTATTTGTTTGTCAGTTTGTTAAAAGGCATCGTTGCCTATGTCTAAAAATTCATTCTTTGGGATGAAATCCCAATTATCTTTTTTATTAATTGGGGTGTCGAATGCTCCGTTGGGCTTTATTGGGGTTGGTGGTAGTTCAAATGCTTCTACTTGTTTCTTTTCGCCTAATATCCAATTGGTGTTGTCGGGGATAAATGTATAATATCGGCCATTAATAAAATGCCATCCTAAAGAACACATTGTGCCTGATTGACCCCAGTGTTTAAATTTTACTTTTTGTATGTAAATTTCTGTTTTCTTTGAATCATAGTTGCGATATACGGTTAATCCGTTGTGAGTTTTATTAAAGAAGTTTGCAGAGCCATTTATGTTGTAAAGGTTTGGCACTTCAAATAATCCTGTTTTTTTATCTTTCATAATCTTTGTTGGATGGGCCACAAGAAAACAATGAACCATATTTCTTTCACAAAAGGTTGCTAATATATCCAATTGTTTTGAAACATAGTGTGTTGAATCTTCATTGTGTTCTAACTTATTCCAAGCATCAATTACAAAGGCATTTACTCCATACTTTCTAATTAAACTTTTTACCATTCGCAAAATATCTTCAAGTTTAAAATCATTCTCAGGTTTTATGAAGAAGAAGTTTTTTGAAAAATAATCTTTTGCTAATTCCAATTCCATTTTATTCATTTTGTAGTTTCCATCAAATGCTTTGCCTATTAATTTCTCAGCAAACTTGCTAAAGTGTAGTTCTAATGGATAGTTTTCAGGGCTAAATAAACCAAACTTCCAACCGGCACGAATGTTTAAAGATGCACAAATAAAATCTAATACCTCCGACTTTCCGTGATTTGGGATGCCTGTAATCGTTGTGATGTACCCCAAGTGAAATTTAAGGTTTTCATCAAATGTTTCTAATCCTATTGTTTCGCCTTGTGGCAATCCGTTGTTGTAATAATTATCTATTTCTTCGTTTAAGTCTGTGGAGGTAAATATGCCGACTAAAGGATATTCAATTTTATTATTTATGCTTTCCAATATTCCATCCATTCCGTATTTAACCAAACATTCATTTGCATCCTTGCAATCTTTGAAAGCTACTTTAGAACAATTCTCAACCCCTAATCTTCTGGCAAATTCATCTCTTAAACTATTTCCAGCTTGGTCATTGTCTAATGCCAATATAAACCTTGTATCTTCATCAAATAGGTCTATGCAATTATCTAAATAGGTAAGATTGTTTCTTCCAATTGTAGCACCATTAGGAACGCTAATAACATTTTCAATTCCGCACTCAATTAATGTTAAGCAATCAATTTCACCTTCAACAATTATTATTTCTTTTTGGTCTTTTACTGCATCTAAATTATAAAAAATCAACTCAGCATCTTTTGCCAACTTGAATTGTTTGTTGCCAGTGCGATATTTTACGTTTATCAATTCACCATCTCTAAAGTAGTTAAATTGTACGGTGTTGATGTTTCCGTTTGTTTGTGGCATCCATTCTAATCCCTCTGTAATCTTTGCCTTTAAAAGTGTTTTTTGGCTAATCTTTCTTTCTTCAAACCACTTAACTAATTTTTCAGATAGTGTTGTTTCATTTTTCCAAATGGGTCGCTTATATTCAATTTTTTGGTAGTTGTTTTCTGCTTTCTCTAACTTCTTGTAAAAAGCCTTACCACAATGAGAGCAACTTCCTACTTCCTTAGTTGCATTGTAGCTAAAGCATTTATCTTTTGACTTTTTCCGTTCGTGAGAACATGCTGGGCAAGTCTGTTTATTTTCGCCACCTTTGGAAATATCAATTAGATATTCACGTTTTGATTCCTTTTCTATTACTGCTATTGTCATAATTAATATACCATTGGGCGTTTAACTTCTGTTGGAGGTGGATTTTCAATTCTTTCTTTGTTCAGCCATTTCTTTGCAGTCAAATACAAACTTTTATATTTTGTATTGTTTTTGTAGTTTTCTATTGATTCCAATACTTCATCGATTTGAAACTTTGTAAATCCAAGTTCTTTTATTTTTTCTACTTCTTCAATTGAAATAGATAGGTGGGAGAAAAATTTATAAATTTCTTTATTGTTTATAGGTTTATTAGTTTCATTGTTTAATAGTTTATTTAAGTTCCCTTTCTGTTCTTTATTCTGTTCCTCTTCTGTTCTTAGTTTTATTCCTGTTTTATTCTTAGTTTTATTCTCTAAATTAAGAATAAAAACTTTAGGTTTTTTTGAGTTTTTTATCCCCTTAGTATATTCAATTAACTTTTCATTGTGGAGTGTTTCCATACAAGCATAAAAAGTATTTTTTGAAATACTTGCAGTTTGACAAACATATTCAAAATGGCACACAAAAGGATTTAACCAGTTAAGATTATTGCAGTAATTTAATAGAGCAAAATATGTCGCTATTTCACTTGATGAAAATTGTTTATCCTCAGCAATTTTCCAAAATCCATTAATTTGGGATATGTAATTCATAATTTATTTAAAAACTGTTCTTAATAATGCAATTGTTTGTGATAGTTTTTTGTTTGTTTCTTCAAGTTCTTCCAAACTTAAATCTTTAACAATTGCACAAGGTGTAGAATCCTCAATGGTTATCTCTTTCCCTGAGCCTAATTTAATTGATACTTTAAAATTGTCATTGTTATCAATGTTCCAAGTAATATCTTCCATAATGTATTTAAAACAAAAACCCCGAAAAAGTAAAGTGCCATTTACTCAGTCGAGGTTTGTTTATATCGGTGTTTCCACCTTTATTTCTATTTGTTGCTGGCACACAACTATTAATTGTAAATTTTAAGAACGGTTTTGCAAGATTACGGATTATTATTTTAATCTGCAAATGAATTAGAATGCAGAAATTTGTTTTTTTGTTTCCATTAAAGTTGCAATATTCT